TTCTTAAAGTCGTTAATAGTTAAGACTAATTTATCAGCTGACATATGTAGTAACCTCCTGTTAGTATGATTGTGTAAGTGATTAGTGTTGGAGAGATCATTTCGTACTCCAAATTTCTTTAGCTCTTGCGTAGTGTTTAGCTCCAATATTCCAGTAAAAAGCATGGTCAAATATTGGCTCAACATCTTTGGCAATTTCAGATAAAATCATGTCAGGTTCATCCAGATCAACATATCTAGCTAACAATCTTTCTTTTCGAATACAGTTTTGTACTAACTGCTCATAATAATTTTTTAAGTTTGCTGGTTCTAAATCAGCACAATTCTTTTCTGTATAAATGATAAAATCACCTTCAGTCAGGTAAATTAAATATGGAGAAATACTTAATTTTTTTTCTTTGGCAAAACAATAGAAAGCCAACTGTTGAAGGTGAGTTATATTAGGTCGAGACGGCAGTTTGGCAGATGAGAAAGACCTTGTGCCGTCACGCTTTGCTCGACCAATTCTTGACCATGACGTTTTCAATTCACAGATCGAAAGGAACGGAGCTTCTGCCATGACGCTAGAAGGCGCAGTACCACTTCGCAATGGCACTTTAAAATCTGTGAAATGTAAATCAGTCCGACCAACAATTGGAAGAGAAAGTCTGTTATCAATATGGTTGATGCTATCTTCTGCAACAACTTCTTTTGAATTTTTTACACCAATACTATCGAAAGCAATAAAACCTTGCTGACAAGTTTGAGGTATAGTTTCTTGAAAATGTTCTTTTTTTAATCTGTCTGTTTCATTTACAGGAACATACTCATTAAATTTTTCCATTGCTTTTGCAATAGCTTCTTCTTTAGATAATTTATCATTTTTATGTGGAGCTAATTTTTTTTGGTTAGGATTGAATGACCAAATAGTATCTGAATAATGAAATTGAAGAGCGTCATTAACAGCAACACCAGAAGCCATGTTAGCTGATCCGTCAAATTCTCTTCTTTGTTCTTGAGTAGAAAATAAATATCTGAAAGCATAAATACCTAAAGGCATTGAGCTTGAAGTGGGGGAGTGATGGTTAATTTTTAAAAGCTCATTTAATTTTTCAAAGCTTGTTAAGTTTTCATTTCCAGAAAGAAGTAATTCTTTTAAAGGATCTATAATTTTTGTTTGTTTAATCATGGAGTAGTGGTACTCCGCTAAAAACTTTTATTCCTTACGCTGCTTGTAGAGTTTGTTATTTTGTGTGAGTTGGCTTCTTTGGGAATTTTAGTAGGTTTGGTTTACTTTTGTCGTTTTTGTCGTTTTGTAAATCTGGAACATCATAGTTTACGGTATCTTTTAAAATCCATGCTTCAATCCATTCACGCTTATAATAATAGATATTCGTATCTTTTGGATTAATCCATAATGGACCAATTAATACTCCAAGATCATCAGTTTGTTCTCTCATATAAGCCAAAGCTCTAGTTTTAATACCGTATTCTGAAAATATTTGATTAGGTTTTAAGAGATCTAATTTTGGCATTATTTAGCTGCCTCTTCTGGAGTTAAATTTGGCTCTTCATCCTCTTGCAATTTATAAATAGCTTCATCAATTACTTTTTGATTATTTTTATTTAATTCCATTGCCTTAATTAATTTTGCACCGATGACAGAATTTCTTTTTTCTTCTTCTAATGAAAAAGTAGTATTTTTTAATATGTTAAAATATTCTTTGCTTTTAAAATCTTCTTTTCTATTTTTAGTAAGAGTTTTTATAACAGTTTTATTAATTGCAGTTTTTATTGGATCATAAATTTTACTATTATCAACCAATGCTACAATTGGAGCTACAAACTCTGGAGTAATATCATCTATAACTATTTTTTGTTCATTTTGAACACCAACAAAATCTTCAAAAGTATTTGTATCTTCATCAGGTGTTAAAAAACTAATATCAATAACGTCTGCATCTATTGTATGTAAATCTACAGTTTTTCCATTTTTGTTTTTTTTATAAATTCCGATGAAGTAACGCATTCTTTTTTCTCCATCACTAAAGTTTTTTACACTTTTAGTTCCAAGAATAACCATTTGATTTTCAAAAACTATTGGTGCATTTGTATTATAATAAAAAGCAGTATGACCATGATAGACAGAATTTGGAGAATCAATAAGTATAGCTTTTACATCTGGTCTATAAATTTCTCTTGGAACTTTAACACTTTCAATTTCTTTAGTCGATGTGATTTCACTTGTAAAAACAGTAAATTTATTTACCATTTTCATTTCTTGTGTATCAGTAGATCCCCAGACTGGAATGTTTAAAGAATTAAAAAGTATTTCTGCTGGATCACATCCTAAAGTTTTTGCATATCTAATAGCAGTTTCTCTTGAAATTTCTGAAGTTCCTTTAAGATGTCTAAATAAAGTTGTTTCATCAATTCCAGAAAGTGCAGCAACATCTTTTAATTTTAATCCACTTTCAATTATTTTTGCATCTAACATAACTGAAGGATCTGTTACATCATAAAGTCCATAACTATCTTTTTTATAAACACCTAAATTTAAAATTGATTTATTTTTACTTGGATTATTTAATAACTGCATTAAAGTTTTTTGCCATGCATCATTAAATTTTGTACTTAAACTAAGGCTAATCTTTGCTGCTTGTTTGGCAGCTAATGTATAAACATCTTCTGAAACACCATCTATAATTCTTGTAAATGTTTCATTATCTTTTAAAATGACAAAATTAAATTTTACTGTTGCTTGAATTTTATATTTAACATCTTCCATTTGATGGATCTTCATTTCAATTGTTGGAAGTTCTTCTCGGTAAATAAATGTTGAAACTAAATGTCTTTTTTGTAAATTTTTAGGAGTGTTTGGTTCGAATTTATCAATTAATCTCATTATCTTATGTATTAAACTAAACTGTCATATTTGCAACCTTTAAATTTATGATTGCCAGTTTTATACAAATAATCCTTGTTTATCTATTCTAGTAGTTTAATGGCTATTTATGAGCAAAAAAGTCTATTTTAAAGGCGTTAAATTCTCTGGATATTCTTCCTGGCATCGTAATGAGACGCATAGTTGCTTAGGTTTTTCTGACATTGATCACGTTAGCACCTGTACTTCATGCCTAAAACCTTTGTTTTTAGCCGAATCTGTATTTGATAATGGTCAAGGCTGGAATAAACCTCATAAAGTAACTAAGGAATTAGCAGAAATGGCTGGGATCCCAGCTTTCATCGTCTGGTATAAGCTCATTAAAGATAAAATGGTTTATGTCCATATTAAGAAAATAGCACCAGATTATAAAAATGGATATTCATCCAAACCGATTAAATTAACTCCAGATGAGTGGCTTCAGTTTATTGAACACAAAGAAGTAGAGCATTATCCGAATTGTAAGAACAAAGAATTATTTCTAAAAAAATTAAAACAAGATCCGATAGCTAATAGGAGAGCAGCATTTGCACCAATTATATATAAGTGATCCTAAAATATTTGAAATTCAAATTTCAGACTTTGATTTTAAATTATATTCTTATTTATGTAAGAACTATGATCTTAAAAGATTAAAACCTTATGTTAGAACAGTTGACTGTACTAGATACATGAAGGTTCCATTTCCAAAGATAGAAGATGCTTTACAAAGATTGTCTCTTTTAAATATAGATTACAAACCTCTAATTACTCATAAAGATTTTAAATACTTTGATATGCCAAGATACAAATATTTCCTGGAGAGTATAAAGTTTACTAAGAATTATCCAGACAAAGGTTACAGCAATCTTAAACGAAATATTTATACATATTTAAATGGTAACTATGACAATTGAAATTCAAATTAAAACCGCCGTATTTGCCTTAACAAACTTAGTTAGCTTAATTGATGAGGCAGCTAGGACTGAACGCTTCCTGAGCGGTCCTAAGCCTCCTAAGGCTGCCAGTATGTATGATTTGCTATCTGTTAGCTCTCAACCTGGAGATTGGTCTTTTTATGAAAAACAATTATTAAAATTAAGAGCAACACCTCGACAGATAACTCGTTGGGAGTTTGCGATAGAAGCTTTAATTGCTATTGATGCAGAAGTTTCAAAAGATCCTATACTTGATAGACAAATTATTTGGATGAGAGCTAATCGATTCAAATGGACACATATTGGAAAACACTTTGGTTTTACACGTCATCAAATTAAAAATAGATATGAGAAAGTCCTAAGTAGGTTGTTAAATAAAATTAAAAAAAACAATAAAAAGTATTGCAAATTAAA